TTATTTGCTACAAGCTCGTAAATGTCGCGCGGGTCCGTTAAAATGGTTTTGCCTTTTTTTGAATAACGCACATGCGGCACCTGAAACACTTTTACTTGCCGTGTGTTGGTCTGAATATCCCAAGCAAAAGCTTCTACAGTGCTTTCGCCGTTTGCTTGGCTTAACTCACGGATGCCATATTGGATATTTCCCCATTCTTGGGCGATAGTTTCGGCAAGGCGAATAGACGGACCTTCTACATTTTGCCCGCCGCGCGGGTACGAATAGACCGCACTTTGCGCCAAGGTTGGTCGAGTACAGGATTTAATGATTCTATCCATTGCATCGATCGGATCGCGCGGGAAACGTTTAGCAATAACCATCATTGCCTGTACTTCCTGACTTTCACGCGCCGATTGAGATTCAACCATTGCTGTGTTTTTTTCTTTTTGCGGTTCAGGCGCAAAAATATTAGCGACTGTTGTCATTTTTTTATCTCCTAAGATTTAAACGCCCAACTCGGTAGGCTAAGTGTTTCGATTTTTGAACTAAAAGCGTGCCAAGCGTTTTCTTCTAGCGCCTGTTTATATATCAAAAGATTTTCTTTAAACCGCATTTCACCTTCCACTTTTGCCAAGTCATCAAGCGTGTAAACGCCGACAGCGTAGGGTGGTTTTTTCTCAACGGCCACAAACACAAACCCTCTCGGAAGTTCGCCGAATGCGTGCTTGTATCCATGGCAGTAATACGCGTCCTGAACGTGATAGCGGAAGTTTGCAACGGATTTCGCAAATCCTTTAGGGCTTGCGTCGGTGGTTGTTTTTAAATCCACAATCACATTGTTTACGTTGATAAAGTCGGGACGGCATCGACACTCAACGCCTATTTCATCTTGCCAAAAGATAGAAGTTTCAGGCTTACCGTTTGATAACAGTCTTCCTGCCGCATGGTGGGCGAGTACACTTTCTTTCATGGCATTGATTTGGTTAAATTCTTCCTCGGTCAGAATCTCTTTTCCCGATTCCTCCGCTTGCTGCTTCCATTCTTTACCTGCTTTGGTCGAAAAGTTCATTTCGGCAGGCTTTATAATGTAGAGTTCGTTAAACGTCTCGGGGAGTAAAACCAAATCATGAAATGCCGAACCAATCACCATTTCTTTTGTTTTTTCCCGCTCTGCGTAGAAAAAATGGGCCGGACTTTTTTCTATTAAATCCAGCCCGGATTTACTAATTGCCGAATGTGCGTGATAGTCGGCATTCGACATATTTTCAATTACCGTTGCCATATTTGCCCTTTAGATTTCGTTTGGCCACAATTGCGATCGCGTTGTTGCGGAGGCCTGCTAACTTATCCCATGCCCCAGCGCCAATTGCTAACCACTGAATATTTAAATCATCATCACTTAATGCGATTGCGTCATTGATTGCGTCGATTACTGATTCATCGCCATTTTTTGCGGCCGTGTCGATTCGGGATTTTTCCGCTTCAAGCTGTGCGTCATATCGCTCCGCCGCGTCAATTTGTGCGTGATACTCTGCCTCTAGCCGATTTTCCCACGCTGTTTGTAATCCGCTCATAGCTGCCTGATACCCTCAAAATAATAAATCCTATGCTTAGACCGCTTCGATAAATCAAGTCCCTGGACGGTTTTAACTGTCTCTTTGCGCCGTATCACCCCAACCTCGCACAAGCTCTCATCACAGTGATTATTGGATTTTGTAATAACGCGTTAAGTCTTTACTTGCCATTGCGCAAACCCTGTAATCTCGCTGTTTCTTGCTCTAGATATAATTGCGCTTCCGCGTTTAGGTTAGGCTGTGCGTCGCCAAATTCCGCAATCCATTCTGCTTTTTGCTCCCACTCGGCGGAGATTTGCTCGCTTGCTGCGTGGTCGTTGTAATCTGTGTAAGTTACTGTGTTACGCTCCGGTAATGTCATTAATGCGACTGCTTGCATCATCATTAATCCTGAGATAATCGCAATAAGTGCGGTAGTAATTGTATTTTTCATTTTTTACCCCTCAATTAACACATTTGTATCAACTTTCACACGCTCACCGTAACGAGCTTTTAGCAATCGCTCGATATGGGCTACTGTACTATTAACCCAATCCCACCCAACGAGCTCAATATCATCCCACCCACTGGATGACTGTTTTGTCGAGTTGTTGTAAGCACCACCAACATCATTGGTCGCATTAATTGTTTTTATTAGGTGGTATTTGCCATCAATGCACTTAATGGCAAAATTAACGTTAGCGCTTGTAATCATGTTTCTGCTCCTTAGGTTATTGATTCCTTGGTAAAAAAATGCCCTCACAAGGAGGGCTAATAACCATAAGGAACCAAATTATGAAAAAGGCATAAGTTTTAAGCCCTCATGCTCGGCTTGTTTGGTGACCCTCGCGCCCGCAAGTAGTTAGCTCATCTCCACTTGGCGATTATGGGCGTAAGGGTCATAATTGATTGGCTCTCGGAGGGACTCGAACCCTCTATGGTTTACTTTAAAACACACTACTTTTTTAATTAACAAATAAGCCGTTTCCGGCACCTATCTAGTTCCCCATTGTCACTAGCAACCACAAGAGCCGTTGAATAAGTGCCTTTCTTTATGCTTGTAAGGCTCAAGCCCTTATTGTCTCTCACAACACTAAGGAATATACTTTAATCTCTCACAACACACTAAGGATTAAGTTATGGCAAACCTCATTATTACTTATGATTTAAGAAATCAACGCGACTACAAAACATTAATTGATGCAATTAAATCCTACGGAACTTATGCGAAGCTATTTGAATCAGTCTGGTATATTCGTTCAAGAACACATACGGCCGAGCAATGTCGGGATTATTTGCTTCAATTTATAGATAATGATGATCGTCTTGGTGTATTTGATTGTTCGAATAATGACTTTGCAACTATGAGAGCGTTAAATAAAATTAGTGACCTATGGTCTAACTAACATGTAAACTTCACCTGTTTTATTATCAATTAGCTTTTCTTTGATTTGAGCGTCACTAAATCGATTGATATAAGAAATTGCTTGGCATGCTCGCTCCTCTAAGCCAGAATGATAAGCACCGTTTTCAATCGCTTTCAAAATACAAGCGCGAATATGTTCTTTTTGAATTTCAGTTATGGTGTTGCTGGTAACACTACCAGCCTCTGAATAGCGTTTTTCTTCCATTTTTAACCTCGTTTGTTTTATGTTTGCCATTTCAAAGCGCACTCTGTCTTGCATTTGTGTTTCTGCGCGCTTGGATTCACTCTCTGCTGAATACGCTTTGAATTGGTGCCGCGGGAGAGATTCGAACTCAACTATCATCCGGTTATGAGCCGGTTGCTTTTACCTATTAAGCTACCGCGGCAGTTTACCGTCTCTCCGATATGTCACGCCTAAGCCGCGTTTGCTCTCGCTCAATATTTCCGATTCACTGCCGGAGGCATATTTAAGCTAAACACACTAACCGATTCGGGCTTTCTTCCGTTTTGTTGCAGTGTCGGGTCTATCTGCCGTCCGAACTTTGACTAACTGCTCACCATTTGGCGATCAATGTGTTTTAAACCTAATTGTCTAAAACTCAAAACAGGTTAAGAATGAGTGCCTTTCTTTATCCTTGTAAGGCTCAAGCCCTCTTGTGTTGCGACCACTGCGAGGAATATAATGCTCCCCTGCGACCATAATTTAATCGAGGAAAGCTCTATGAAAAGAGAGGAGAAAGGTCACGTTCCACCGAGACCAACGCCACCGCCCAAACCAAAGTAAGGATCTAAAAATGAACGGTAAAACAAGAGAAGATTTAGTCTTTGAACTTTATTACAGCTATAATTTAGAGAACATCTATTATCATTTTAATGCTCGCCTAAATAACCTGTTAGTTACTATCCAATTACTACTCTCATCTGCCATTATTGGCGATCTAAGTCGCTACTTCCCAAATACGAATTTTAATATCCTTGTTGGGATTGTTTTGGCGATATTGAGTATTGTTTCTCTTGTTTATCGTTTCGGCGAAAAAGCCGCTTTGTCACAAGTCGCAAAAGGTCAATATCAAGCGTTAATTAAACGTTATCCAAAAATGAATGACGATGAACTTAATAACGCCTTAACCGAGACCGATGCTATTGATAATCATATCATCGGAGTATTTTGCGACATTTCTCATAAACGCTCAGCTATTCAGCTGAACCGAGAAGATGACACCAAACTAAATTGTTATCAGTCAGCTATCGCATGGTTTTGCGGTGAAAGTTTTAATTAAGGATTTGTTATGAGCGATGATTATTCATATAACCCCAAAAAACCAACTCCACCACCTACTAAAAAATAGGTTTTTATACCCACATAATAGTGGGTATTTTTTTACCCATTATTAACCTGTTTCAAATTTTTAAAGAGCGACTCAAAGTGTTTTGCTTTGATGTGGTCTATAATACTAAAACTAATATTAATAGTAAATAGTAAAACTAATATATTTTAATAAATTTACTATTTAAACTATTAAATAGCTGTTTTTACTAATATTTTATTTTTGTAAAATTTTGACTATTTGTTGAATTTGTGACCTAGATCATGAAAAAAGAGAGTAGAGGAGAGTGGGATTTTAAAAAGTGAGGTCGGCGTTTAGCACAAAATTGAGAAGAAAGGGCAAAATTGAACAAATGAACTTGTTCAGTGAACAAAATAAAGTGCGGTAGGAATTGCGGGCAAAAGAAAACCGCCTGAGGGCGGTTTAATCGTTAGGTAGTGATTTCAAGGTAAAATGGTTTGCTATGCAAGATTGCGAAATGTCAATTTTAGCCTTATGAACATATCGGTAATTAGCATAATCATGCTATACATAAAGATAAAGGAGGTGCAGATTAATAAATAATGTAAATTTTCACCTGAAAATAATAAGCAGGTGTAGCTAAGTAGCATTGTCGCACTGAACCCCGCTATCAGATAGCCAAGATGATCTATTATTTCGGAGTACATTCCATTTTTTCTCATTTTTTTTATGAGTGGATTTTCAGTAATTGTCACTAAAATGGCGATTACTGCAAAAATAAAGCCTATTAGTGTTGCGGATATAGAAAATAGGTTATTGCTCAATTCATGAATTTCATCAAGAGTAAAGCCGGCAAAAGTAGCATTTTTCGACAGATAAAAATGGACACCAAAACTAGCAATAAATGCTATTTTTTTCCAATTTTTGATATGCATATTTTGTCTCCTTAGTTACTCCCCATCATCAAGATACTCTTTTAGTATATCATTATGCTTCTCTTTCATCTTATAGATTTTTGAAAATATTTCCTTAGGCTTAACCTCCTCCCTAGATGGAGCGTTAATTGAAAACTTATCTTTCAGTACATTGTGAAGAAGGTCGATAGGTTGCTCCATATCTTTAAGCGTTACTTTTAACATTCTAGTTCTATCAAGACCAAGGAGTATTTTTATTTTTTCCCAAGTATTTGGTAATAAGCCATTTTTTGAATAAAGAACAACTTTTTGTGTACTTACCCCAAGTTCTTTCATTTCATCAAACTGCTCTTGAACCCAAGGATCTTCATCCTCTCTTGGTTTTTTGCTGCGTGGGCGAGATATTTTATATTCTATTTGGGTTAGGGGGGGATTTCTGTTATCTGTGAGAAATTCTTCAGCCCCGATTTCAGCCATTGTGATTTGATGGAATTGTTTATCGGTAGATATTTTTTTAGTTAAATTTGTAAGGTAGCTTTCAAAATTTCTTATATTCCCATACAAAGAAGAATTGTGATAAAGAAGAATTTCTTTTTCTTTCCCGTAAAATAATGTGAAATAATTTCGCTCAATAATCGATTCATCATCTTCGAGATTTAATAACTCTTCTTTTCCTGTCTTTTTATTTCCCTTGTGTAAGAGATCTTCTCTAAATGTTGAAAAATAACCAGAGATTGAATTGTCAAAATCTGAGTTATTAGAAAAGATATGTATTCTTCTTGAATAGTTTCCTATTGTTACTACAGGCATTGAATCATTTTTAAAATGATCTTCTAGATTTCTGAAGTTATAACCACTTTCAGAACTGACAGAATAGAATCTAATATTGAAATTATGTTTTTTCGTTGTCATATTTTTCTTCCTTAGATTGGTTAGTTATTACAGATCAACAATATCCAGTGTTAGTTTCTTGATCAGTTTTCCGACAAAATGAATTTGTTCTACTTGGTCTTTTTCTAAGATTTCAGGATCGTAACTTGGATTGTCTGAAATTACTTTTAGTCTGTAGCCACTTAGATACTGCAAGCGCTTGATTCTTGCTTTCCCCTCATATACAAACGCATAGATGCCGTCATCTTTGAATTCATTAACTGTCTGATCAATCGCTACTATATCACCGTGTTTTAGGCTCATTTCTGCATTAGTTGGATTGTACATGCTGTTTCCGTCGATAATCGCAATCGAGAGGTTATTGGCGGTTTTTCGTTGAAAAATCTCCATGAACTTATCGCGTGAAAACTCAATAGAACGGATTGTGTCTGGGTAATCAAGATTGATGACACCATCGCCAGCGGCAAGATGGTTATCAAGCAATGTGAGCTTGATTGAATCGGTAGCTGTCGGTTCCGAAAACTCTTTTGCCTTTGTTACCAGAGTAGTGAAGTCCTCGGAAATATCAGGATCTATATCAGATGGTTCAACACCAAGAATTGAAGCAAATTTAATAATCGTTTCTTTGCTTATAGGCTGCTTACTATTTGGGTTCATATAGTGGCTTACACCGCCCTGCGTCTTAATATCCAACAGATTAGCGATTTTAGCTTGAGTTAATCCCAAATCTTTTTTCTTTTTTTCATAAATACTTTTTAGGCGAGTTTTAATCTCGAAAAGTCTTTGTTCCACTTCGCTCATTGTATCCCTCATTCTTAACATTCCCGAATTATATTAGCCCCACTAATAAGATCAAGAATAGTGAAAATATTAAAACTATTGAATAAAAGAAATAGTTTTGCTAATATTTCTGTATTCAGGAGGCTATATGAAATTAACCGAATATTTAGCCGAGAAAAAACTTACTCAAGAACAGTTTGCTCGGCTTGTACAAAAGACGCAGGGCTTTGTTAGCCATTATTTGACGGGTCGTTGTGAATTAAGCGCTAAAACAACATTGGCTTGGTCTGCCGTAACTAATTATTTGGTTACACCGCACGAATTAAGCCCGCACCTATACCCAAACCCGGATGATGGATTACCAAAACACCTTAGAGCGTAATTTACCAACCTTTACCCAAAAGAAAACCATAAAAACAAGGCAAAAATTATGGCAATGAAGAAAGTCATTATCGAAATGATTGAGAACATACCAGGCGGCAAAAGTGCGGTAGCTGGATTCTTAGGATTTACTGAAAGTGAATTAAATAATCGTCTTTATCAAACAAAGGGCCAACGGTTCAAAAATGAAGAGTTGATCGCACTGCAGCTTGAGTATGGATGCACTGATTTTATCGAGGAGCTTTGCCGAAGTGCTGGCGGCCATTTTGTACCGGCACCAGTCGCAAGCGAATTGGATGCAGTGGAAATCTCAACTCTGCAACTGCATGAGTTATCAGCGCGCGGGTTGTTGTTTGAGGCTTTGGAAAAAGCACTGGCGGACGGTGAAATCACAAGCGATGAAGAAGATTTAATCCGCAAATTATTAAACAAGCATTTAGCGGCGACACAACACTCAATCGAGTGCGTGATCTCGCTAAATAAACGGCAATAAAAAACCACCGCTGGAACGGTGGCAATTTACTAAGAAAAACTTAGGAATGTAAAACATGGCAAATCTTAATCAAAACGAGACGACAAGTCAAACACAATCAGCACAGATTTTAAAAGCACTCAAAAACGGCGAGAGACTAACGCACTTAGACGCGGAAAGACGGTTTAACTGCTTACGTCTTGGCGCCCGTATCTATGACCTTAAAAAGCGTGGTCACAACATCATCAGCAAAATGATTACCGTGCCAAGCGGAAAGCGTGTTGCCCAGTATTGGTTGGAGGCGTGATGAGTAACGATCGTTTTATCCCAAATTCTTTCCAGGTTCCGAATGCGTTAGTTGATGACTTAATGGCGGAGCTTGGCGGCGTTGAGCTTAAATGCTATTTGCTTGTAATCCGAAAAACCAAAGGTTGGAGCAAAGATTTTGATGCAATTTCACTTAGTCAATTTGTAACTTTCACTGGCGCCGGCAAAACTGCGGTGATTAGTGCGCTAAAAAATCTTGTAGATGCCGGTCTTTTAGTCCGCAAAATCGGAGCGAGAAATACTTCCGTTTACGCCATCAACTTGTTCAGAAATAGCACTAGTTCAGAAAGTGAACTAGTTCAGAAAGTGAACCGCACTAGTTCAGAAAGTGAACTAGTTCAGAAAGTGAACCGCACTAGTTCAGAAAGTGAACTAGTCACTAGTTCAGAAAGTGAACATACAAAAAACAATATTAAAAACACTACACAAAATACAAATAAAAAAAATATACAAAAAAAACCT